CATCATGGCCAGCAGGTTCGCCTTGGTCACCTCGTCGGGCGTGTCACCGGCAGCCGTCACGAGCGAGGCGGCGTAGGTGGCAGCAGACGCCGCCAGCAGGCCACCCGTGTAGGTCGTGACGAGCCCGGCGACCGCTGGCGCGTTGCTCGGGTTCCCGCTCCACGCAGCTTCTTCCACGGCGTTGGAGAGCGTCAGTGCCAGCTCTGCAGCGATCCAGTCGGCAATCGACACGATCGAGTCCTGCAGCAGCTCGCTCGCAATCGTCACCGCGCCCGTGACCTTCTTCGCAGTCAGGGTGACCTGATTGGAAGTCGGGTCGCTGGCAGTGATGGCAGCGTTCTCGTTGATCCAGTACGCGGTCGCACCGGCCGTCCGTCGCGGGAACAGCAGCACGTCGCTCGGCATCACCACGTTCGTGGCGTTCTGAGCGAATGCACTGTACTGATCGACGAGCCGAATGACGGTCGAGGAGAGCACGTCAGGCACGAAGGCCGCACCAGTGGTGCTGCCGGTCGAACCCTGGGCACGGGCCTCAATGCCATGATCCTGGCACCACCGGCGGGCCTCGGCGTCGCCGCTCTTGGCCTTGAACCACATGCCGACCGAGTAGGCATCCTTGGCGTTCTCAAACGCACGCAGCCGGCCAGAGAACGGAACCGCCTCAATCCGGGCCTTGGGCTCTTCGGCACGCACCTCGGGAGCCGGGGTGCAGCGATCCACCACCGACCGCAGGCTCTTGGCCGACTCGGCCACCGACTTCTCAAACTCGATTTTCTTGGCCAGCTTGGCGGCATCGGCCGTCAGCGTCTCAAGTTCGAGGTCACGCTCGGCAATCTTGTCCGCGTCGCCTTCAATGGCCCGCACGGCGTCGATACGGTTGGCGAGGTTAACGGCCTCGTCCTGCAGCTTCTTGAGGTTGTCCACTGTGTGAGTTCTCCGCCGGCGGTATTGCCGATGGAGTCCACAGTGCCACTAGCGTGCCGGCCTCTTGCAGAAGCGCACTTCGGAAAGTGTTGTTTTCACAAACACGACACCGCGTGCACCGCACCTTGGGCAACGCATGTACCGCTGCCGCTCGTCACCGCATGGGCGGCTGGAACGGCACCGCAGTTTTTCGCCGCAGGTGCAGCGGGCCTCAGACACGGCGCAGCCTCAGTGACCACGCCGCAGCGGCGTCACGGACCAAGGAACGCTTGGCGATAGCAGCGGCAACCGCCTCGGGCTCAGGCTGCGACTGCGAAGCCATCCAAGCTTCGTAGGAACGAATGGCCACGCCAGCGCTGGTCTGCGGGTACGCAGGAACCAGCACAGGGCCAACGTCATACAGGCCAGACACCTCGCGGATCTGCCGCACGGCCTTGCCGTCATCGCCCTGGCGGAAGCCTTCGCCGCCCTTATCGACGGTGAACGCAAAGGAAGATCCACGAACGTCACGACGCTGGATTAGTTCCAGCACATCGGCACGGCTCACTGGTGGAGTCACCACGTACCGCAAGCCCTTGTCATCCGTGGACAACTCCAGCGTGCCACTCGAGGTGCGGCCCAGAACGATATTGCTGTCGTGGTTAAACAGGGCAACCACGTCCTGCCGGCCACGCTGCCGGCTGAGAATCTTGTCGAATGCACCAGGCAGGATCTCTTCGCGGAAGCCGCCAAGGTCAAGGGACAGACGGTTGTATACGGCCGCGTAGCCAACAATGGCCGCTCGCCCGTCGGCGCGGCTTTCCACCACAAGTTCGTTTTCTTCTTCAAAAGCAAAATCGCGGCGCTCAATTTCCATCGGTCGTGTCCTCCTGTTCGGCCTGGTCTTCAGCGTCATCGGCCGGGCTGTCTTCAGCCTCAGCGGCTGGTGCTGGCGGCTCCTGCCCCATCTTGTCGAGCGTTGTCATGTTCAACTGCACGAAGTGCTTGTCGCCTTCAGGACCGATCGGGTTTAGGTTCTCGGCCTCTCGGATTTCGTTAATCGTCATCCAGCCGTTCTGGAGCGCCGAAACATAAAACGCCGCCCTGCTTGTGTGATCGCCACGCAGCAGCCCGTTGACGTTGTGCTCGGCGAAATACTTCTCGTCATCCACGATGAGGTCACGACTGATCGCCGCTTCCCATCGCTTCAGATGCGGCAGCAGGCAGTGCTGGACGAACTCTGTGCCCTGCACCTCAATGTTTGAATACGTCGAGCGTGTCAAGTCTTGGATCATGTGTGGCGGCACGCGGAACGCCCGGCAAATCTCAATGACTTGGTACTGCCGCGTCTCAAGGAACTGGGCAGCCTCGTTGCTGCCGCTGAGCTCGTGAGCCTTTACGCCGTTGGGCAGGACCGCAGTGCGGTGGGCACGGTCCGGCCCACGGTGCATCCGTTCCCACTGCTCGCGTAGCCGCTCAGCCGCCTCGGCCGGAATCGGGTTGTCACTCTCCAGCACGATCCCCGGCCGGGCACCGTTGCCGAAGTAGGTGCTGCCGTGGGCCTCAAGAGCCTGGGCCAGGCCGATGGCGTTCTGGAAAATCTTGTAGGTCGGGATCGGCTTAATGCCGTCCTCGGTCGTGAACCGCAGGCAGAAGATCTGCGACTGTGAGTAGACCGTCTGCCGGCCGCTGGGTTCGCGGTACTTGTAGCGGACAGTGCCGTCTTCCAATCGCTCGGGCTCCATGCGACTGCTGTGCAGCGGCCACAGTTCAGATACGGCACCTCGAGCACCTGGGCGGATCTCGGCATACGACGCACCGTAGTGCAGATACATGCCGGTCATCCAATCCCTAAACTCCTGGGCTGTCTGCCAGGGATTGGGCTGCTGGTGCAGCAATCGATACACAGGATGCGTTGCCGCTTTGGTTTTGCCGCCGTTGGCCATCCGCTCGAACACATGCAGCGGCAGGGCCGACACCGCATCCGATATGACGCGAATGCACGCCGTGTAGGCCGAGCAGGCCATGGAGTTGTCGGCGTTGACGCGGATGCCTGACGGCGTGCGAGACGGCGAAACCTCGGGCCAGTCGATGCCACGAAGGTCAATCATGCGGAAGTCAGCCACGGCCTGTTCGGTTTCGCTCATAGGGTCATCAGATCCCAAGATTGTTCGGGTGGCGGTGCCGTGGCCGTGTCGTGAATTCCCAGTGCCATCACCAGCGACACAATGCCGTCGATGCGTTCTGTGCTCTTGGCCTTGCTGGGCTTGATGTTTTGGGCGTAGTCGCTCTGTATCGCCACGTTTCCCGCCTGCCACGTCAGCACCGGATGGCCGCCGTGCAGCAGCTTGCCGGCCACGCAGAGCGCCTCGGTACGCTTTGCAGGCGCCGACATGGAGCCGTAGCCCTGGCCAAAGCCTATGACGTTTTGGCCGTCTCCTTGCAGTTGCGTGGCCAGTTGCGTGGCGTTCCAACGGTCAATGGCGATGCCACGGATCTGGTACTTCTTGGCCAGATCGTTGATGTCAACCCGCACGCGGTCGTAGTCCGTGACGTTGCCTTCGGTCACGTGCAGATGGCCCTGCTTGTGCCACACGTCATACGGCACCTTGTCGCGGCGTACGCGGGCGTGCATGTTGATCGATGGAATCCAGAAATGCGGCTCCACCCAGTACGTGCCATCCTCAAGGGGAAACAGCAGCACCAGGGCCGTAGTGTCGTAGGTGGTTGCTAAGTCCAGACCGGCCCAGCACTCGCGGCCCGCAAGCGACACAGGGCAGGGAACGTTTCCTTGCGCCCAGTGATCCATTCGCAGCCACCGTCTGTCTTGCTCCGTCCACTGGTTCAGATACAGCTGCCGGAACGTGTTTTCGTATGCCGGCATTTCCACAGCACGTGCACACTCCGTGCGTAGAAAATCCGCCTTGATGCTGATGCCCAGGTTGGGATTTGCCTTTACCCATGTGGCTTCGTCCTTCCAATCGTCTTTCGTATCTGCGGCGTATATGGCCGGTAAAAACGTGTCATCCTTCACGGCACCGCTCTGCACGGCTTCGGCGTACTTCCAGATTTCCCAGCACACGCTTTTGCGGTCATAGCCGGCGGTCGTGATGTAGACCATGAGCGGCTGCCGTCTGGCACCCATGCTGGTCTGCATCACGTCTGCCAGTTCGCGGTTTGGCTGGGCGTGCAACTCGTCAAAGATCACGCCGTGTGCGTTCAGACCGTGCTTCGTGAACGCCTCGGCCGACAGTGCCTTGTAGAAACTGTGCGTATCTTCTCGCACGATGCTGTTGCGGTAGACCTTTAGGCGGGACCGCAGCGAAGGCGACATTTCCACGCACGCCTTTGCCATCTCGAAGACCAGGCGGGCCTGCTCGCGATCGGCACCACAGGAAAAGATTTGTGCCCCTGGCTCGCCGTCGAACAGCAACTTGATGGCGATGCCCGCACACAGCGTGCTCTTCCCGTTTTTGCGGGGAATCGCCAGCAGCGACGTGCGGTACTGCCGCATACCGTCTGGCCGCAGTGTGCCGAAAAGCCTGCCGATGTAGCTGGCCTGCCACGGCTCGAGCACAAACGGCCTGCCACCCAATTCGCCCTGCGTGTGCCGCAGGTGCTTGGTGAAGAAATTCACCGCGTCCACGCCGGTCTGGCCGTACTCAGGCAAACATGCGGGCGTCTTCGTCGTCTTCTTGCGGGCCATTCTCAACCGCCGTGACGCGGGCCAGTGCTGATGCCGTCAAGCCAAACTCTGCCGCGATCTTCAGCATCGACGTGCGGGCATCCCGTTTGCGGGTCCATGCCGGGTGATTACTCACCCTACCTTTGTCGTCCATCAGAGTGGTGCCGTTGGCCTTCAGTTCTGCGTCGGCCTGCACCATGTCTGCGAACGAGTCGCAGTAGGCGGCCAGCGTCTGCTGGTGCCGCAGACTCATAACCTTGCTAGCCTCAAGCATGGGCACGATCCGATCCCACTCGGCACGGCCAACGTCAGACAGCCACGCCGGCGCCGGCGGCACGCCAGGCGGTGCGTCAATTCCGGTGCTGTGCGGCCCCCTAACGCGTGACCCGCGCAGGCTAAGTATCGGTTTAGGCGTCGGCTTCCTGCCCTTAGTCATGACGCTACGGCCTCCAAAAGTTGCAATTTCGGCCACGCGTCCGCGTGAC